AACTATTCTGTGAAACGCATCCTGACGAGCCAGAGTGCCTAGTATATGACGATTAATGAGAGAATTTTTATCATGTTTACTTGGAACTTGGTCTAATAAGATACAAGCACAATCTAGTCCTTTACTTTACAAACAAGTATTTGTAAGGTGGGAAGATGACGGAGAATTTTTACATTCTGTTCATTGGGGAAGGAAAGACGAACTCAATCCATATTTAAAAACTAATAAAAAACTAAAAGTACTATCCGATACTGAAGTTATACTTGAGCATTGGGGTGGTACTTATAGTGGATTGACACGTAATGAGGATTGTGATATGCTTATGAAATATGATGGAACTTCATGGATGGGTAAATTTGATACCAGTATGGAAGAACAAGGTGAAACAGTTACTGGTCATGCAGAACTTAATCTGTATGGCCATAAACTTTTTATGAGAGATAGGTTTATAGATTCTAAAGGTAGAATTATTTGGGGAGCAGATGAGATATACAGATATAATAGAGTATGATACAACAAGTATTCCCTCAAAATTTTTATGGGCTGATTACTCCACCTAATAAAGATGAAGTGTTAGAACATATTCAAGATGTACATTTAACCGAAGATCAGAATTTTGGTTGGGGTAGTAAATGTATAGTTAAAAGAGAAAGGATAGATGGTATAGATTTATTTCATTTACTTAAACCATCTTTTGAAAAATTTATTTCTGAACTTGGAATAACTTGTGGTCTTCGTATACAAGACTCTTGGAGAAATACATATGTTAAGGGATATTTTCAAGAGATACATGATCATCTTCCTGCAGATTTATCTGCAGTTCTTTTTACTAATGACTATGAAGAAGGATCTGGTGAATTTTATTTCTATAATAGGAATCAATCAGAATTAACTCCCAATTGGGCTCTTAATATATTGAGAGATTCTTCTTATTATCATGTGAGATATAAAAAGGGAGATGTAATATTTTTCCCTTCTCATATGTTACATGGGGTAACACCTCATACATTAGATACTAAAAGAATTACCTTTGCTCTTAATTTTGAAATTGTATTTGATTTTGATATGAATCATAGATCACCCCAATATCAATAAATATATAAAAACCTTATAAGTTATGGCTCAACAAGAAGCTACCTCAATTGATGGAATTATTAATGAACCGAGTACCAATTTTGTTGGTAAGGACGGTTTCTTCTGGTGGGTAGGAGAAGTTGAAGATAATGAAGACCCAATGGAATTGGGTAGAGTTAAGGTTAGAGTCCTTGGTTATTATACAAATATTCGTGGTGGTACTACAGCAGATTTAAAAACAGATCATTTACCTTGGGCTACTGTATTACAACATACATCTCAACCAGGTAACGATGGGCAAGGTGAATCATCTGGACAGTTGCAACCTGGCGCAATTGTTATGGGGTTCTTTATGGATGGTGAGAATGCTCAAATGCCATTGGTAATGGGAGTTCTTCGCTTAAATAAATCGACAGGATCTAGATCTAAAAAAGAATTTTCTTTCACGGGTGAACCCATGAAAGCAACCAATACTGGAACTATTAATCCTGCATCAAATAGACCAGGAGATCCTAATGGTATTGGATCTGATAATTTTAGGAGACCAGGAACACAGAACAATAGTGTTTCTACTGTTGCAGCAACGAAAACTACTGAAGCTGGTGGAAAGGGATCACCTAGTAACATAGGTACAACTCCTGGTATTAATGGTAGTAGTGGTAATCCTATGAAACCAACAATGCCTAGTAAACCTATTCCTGCAGGACAAGGAGTTGGTGGTCCTTGGAAGAGTGTTGATTATCAATTATCATATCTTGTAGAAGATATTGCTGACACTGCTGCATTGTTAGTTAAGACTGAAAACGATGGTGAGTTCTTCAATGTTATTACAGGTAAAGTTGTAAATGCAAAGGAACTTACATCTAAACTCCAGAATTTTTTAGGTGCGGTATTTACTCAAGCAATTAGTGCTATGAGAGCATCAACAGCAAACCTTGTTGAAGGATTGGATACTGAAAGTTTGCAAGAGAAATCTACTGGTGTTCCTTACACTATTCTCACAGAAGTTCAGGAGAAAATTACTGAATTATTATCTGCATTGTGTATTGTTGATAACCAATTAACTACCTTTGTATCAAGTCCATTAAGTTCCTTAACAGGTAAATTGGATTCATTTTTAAATGGTGCTATAGATAAGGTTACATTTGTACAGCAAGGTATTGAAGAGGTTACTGATAAAATTTTCTGTAATATTCAAGGAGTATTGGATTCATTATTACAGGTTATTGGTCAAGTTACATCTGCTTTAGATTCTCTTGAAGATGCTAAAGAAATGATGGATGCTTGGAAGAGTGGAGAAAAGATCTTCTCTGATGCTACAAACTTATTTGATATGGAAGAAATATCTTTATCTGGTTTGTTTTCATTCTTTATGAACTTGATGGGTGGTGGTAACTGTGAGAGAAAACCTAAAGGTGGTGAAGATGATGTTGGTTGGTTCCCTTTACTTGGTGTAACACATTGTACTCCAGAAGAATTTGAAGATATTAATAAGTTTAAAGGTGATAGTAGAGGTAAGTGTGGAGAGAAAGGTGGAGGAGGAGGTGTATTCGACTCTATATTTGAAGAGGCAGATCAATATTTAACAACTGCTAAGACTTGGGTTAATGGTGCTTATGATTTATACATTGGAACTCCTGGTCGTCAAGCTACTCAACAGAAGAGAGAGAACGGAACTACTTGGACATCTGTTAACATAAACAATTCTCAACATCAAGAGTGGATGGCTAAAAGACAAATTAAGGAAGAAAATCCAGATTTGACTGAGGAAGAAGTTGATAAGTTAGCAAAGGCTGCTGCTAAGAAAGCAAGTGGTAAAGGTTCTGGTGAGACAAGTAACTTACAGGCAGATCATGTTAATTATGCTGGTACTTTTACACAAGAAGTCAATGGTGATGAATGTAAGATTATTAAAGAAGATAAGTGTGAAACTGTTGAGGGTGACTATAGATTAAAGGTGACTGGTGATTGTCATATAGAAGTTGGTGGAGGATTCTTCTTTAATGCTCAAGGAGCTCCTAAACAAGTAGATAAGAGAGGTAATAAGCTTAGTGATGAAGTTCAAAAGCATGTTATAACATTTGGTAGTGATGTTGATTGGGCGTTTAATGGATCTAAATATGAGATTCAAGCATCAGAAATTAAGTTAGCAGGTCAAAAGGTATCTATTACTGGTAAAGAGTGGGATAATGGGTGTAAGGTTCAAAAAAATTCTGCTGTAGAAATGGCGTTAACTGCTGATAATAGTATTAACGTTATAACAACTCATTTATATCGTCAGATTAATGAACCAGAAAAGGAAAAGGGTGCTATAGAAAAGGCTGGAATTACTACTGCAATGGCAGGATCCTATGAAATGACTATGACAACACCAAAAAAAGCAGAGAACGATACTCCACCAAGATATATTATTGACAATAAAGAAGGACCATGTACAATGGACTTTGGTGATAGTGGAATGACTATCAAGATTGCTGATGAAGGTGCGTATTTGTTAGAAGTTGAAGGTGGTCCTATGACTATGGAGTGTGAAAAGAATGCTACAATTACTTCTGGTAAGGATATGACTATAGAAGCCGAGGAAACTATGAAGTTAATTGCCAAAGAGATTCATTTAAACTAATCTGTGCTATAATATCATTATGGATGAATTACGACAACAACAACTAATAGAACTCAAGGAAATACTTGAGGATACTATTCAGTATTTTTGTGATGAGAACATGGTCTCTGGGGAAACCGCATGGAACATGGTAGGTGCTTTATCTGATGCAAAATTAAAAGTGGAATTTACTAATGACTGATATTCAAGATGTAACAGAAGAAGAAGCGGTTAACAATCTACCTTTTCTTTTAAGTATGACCCAGAGAAATAGAACTGTTTGGCGTATTCGTAGAGAAGATGGTAGTTGTTGTTTACTATCTCCTGTAATACAGTCTGGTCCTCCTGTAGATCAAGATGTTATTGATCAGGTTGAAGAATTTAAAAAGGATCTTCTTGACACTTCTAGCTAAATAACGTATACTGGTTGAGCAGTGGGGCAGACCGATGAGACTCAAAAGCCATGAAACTCCTAGAAAGCAAGGACGGAATATCAAATCTCGTGCTGCTTCTGCCCGATTGCGTCAACTTAAAAAAAGAACTAAAACTTTATTGAAGAGATTACATAATGTTTCATCTGTTTCCTAGTCTAATACATGAGATACCATTGTATGAGTATGGAGAGAATAGAGATAAGGTAATAGATTATGTTTATAGTGAAAGAAAAAATGATCCAACTGGAGAAAACTATAGAACTAATAGGGGTGGTTGGCAGTCAAACGATGGGTATTACTTAGAATCTAATCCAGTAAGAGATTTAGTTTTAAATAGTTTAGGGAATCATTTCAATACCAATTCTATTATAAAACCAGGAGTTAACATATATTTGTCTGCATGTTGGATTAATATTAATAAGAAAGGTGATTTTAATGTTCAACATGATCATCCTGGATGTCATATGTCAGGTGTGATGTATTTAAAAATACCAGAAGATAAAAAAAATACTAAAGTTTCTGGTGTCAATTCTATAGATGGGTATGCAGATGTTATAGGAGATCCTGTTGGTGGAGAAATTTGTTTTGCTAATCACAATTCTTTTAGTTCATGGAAAGAATTATTTTACTATACTGATGAATTTAAAAAAAAATATTCGCAATTTGGTGCATATTATATTGAACCAAAAGAAGGGGTAATGTTATTTTTTCCTGCAAATCTTAGACATCATGTAGAACCCAGTAAGTCAAATGAGGATAGGATTT